CTTGGTGGCAATCCAAACAGTACGCTGCTGGATCGGTTAATCCGACCCGTCAGAACGTACTCCAGTACATTTCTGGAACCGTCAAGAATGGCGCAGAAGTTCCGTCATTTGGCGTTTGCGGATTTGGTACTTGGACTCTGCTGGCGCAAGATTACGTCGGTCAAGAGCAATATGTCATCACCCCAGGTTCCGGTTTTGATGCTGATGGCAACGGCCCTCAAGCAGCATTCCGCGCCCTGATGGTTGCTGGCGTTCCGATTTATCCCGATCCTTACTGCCCAGAAGGTACTCTGTATCTGCTGAATACCAACTACCTGTCGTTGTACATTCACGACCAAGGTTCGTTTGTGTTCACCGGATTTGAGTCCACCCTTCCGAACTGGCAGATTGGTTATGTTGGCGCGGTCTTGATGATTGCCGAACTGGTAAGCACCAAACCGAAGTCAATGACCAAAGTGACCGGCTATAACTCACTCACGATATAAGGAGAAATAGTCATGGCACTAGCCCTCAATAAAATTATTGTAGCAAACGTAGCTACGAATGCGGCTTCCGCATATTTCCAAACGACAAACGTAGCAGCGGTAACTTCCGGCAACGGAACTGTGGTTACTGCTGGTGCGTACCAAATGTCGGCAACTGGTAACGTGACGATCATTCAGTATGACGGTTCTGCTTGGACTGTTCTGCTGGGTAATAACACGGGTGGCTATTTCGTTTCGGATGGATACAACGTGGCTGCTAAAGCGGTGGGTACGAATACCACAGCAACGCTCGTTACCATCAATGGCGGTCAGGCTGTCTCTGGTACGTTCAACACCTAAGGAACCGCAATGTCCAGTACAAATGCCGTTTCGATGGAGAATCAGGACAGCTTTGGCAACTATCGGTTGATTTCTATCTCAGGTCAGACCCTGGTCACAACCGGTAATGCCGTAGTTGCTCTGCCGATCTTAGGAGGTGGTATTGGTGGAGGATCGTACATCCTTCGCCGTATCACCGTAGGCAATCCATCCAATATAGCGGGTGGATCAGTAATGAACATGAACACGGCAAACATCACGATTATTACTAGCAGCGATGGCAATACTTCTAATGCTGTTACGACTGCTGCTGGTCAGACCTTGGCTAACGTGACTGCCGCCAACACTTGGCAAGATTTGACGCTTGTTGCCGGTGCTGCTACGACTGCTTATACGGCAAATACTTTGTTTGTAAAAGTAGGTGTCGGAGTTACTAACGCTGCTGTTAATATCAGCGTCTTTGGTGACGTAGTAAGTTTCTGATGACAAATATCGTGTATGTGACAAATAAGACGGATAAACCGCTGGTGGTTGACTACGGTTGTCAGGACATTCATTTCCCCCCAGGGAAGAGTGTCCAGATATCTCTTGCCGCCGCCCGTCACATATTCGGGTATCAGCATGAGAACAAAGAACCGTTTATGGCAACTCTTGGCTTCACTACGACTACCAACGACATTCCAGAAGGTTTGAAATGGTTGGCTAAGTTTGAAGTTAGCGAAGAAGAGCCGAATACTGACCAGTCGTTATCCCCGCTGGTTGAAAGAGTACCCCTTCCCCAGAAACGGGGCGGGGGGAAATTTTACCCGATGACAGCATGACGGGGACTCAATGTCAGCAACGCTTTCCGACTATATAACGGAATGTAGGCGTTTATTGCATGATGCAAACGCCAATTTTTATTCAGATTCCGAACTAACAGACTACATCAACTCTGCTCGTCAGAGGTTAGTCCGTGATACCGGCTGTCTGCGTAGTTACCAGACTTCAGCCACAGTTACCAATCAGGAAGTCTATAGCTTTAGTACATTGCCACAAGCGGCATTGACTATGGATATCCTGAACATCAATATTATCTGGGGTAATACTCGCGTCCCATTGCGCTATATGCCCTGGACGCAATTCAACTCGGAACTGCGTTTCTGGCAGAACTATTACGGTAGACCCATAGCGTTCTCCATGTATGGTCCTACCCAGTTCTATGTTGGACCTGTCCCAGATCAGGTTTATGTGAT